GAAGAATACATGGCCGACATGGTTTTTTGTGTGCTGTCTCCATTAAATTCCATAGCCATAGAATTATCAAAAATTGCCTGTTCTGCTTCGCTCAGGTCCACACCGGCCAACATCTTTTCTGTGATTTCATTGGCCTGGGTTACAGTAGCCCCAGCATACATCATGGTTCGCTGGGTTCCACGTTTTAATCCTTCCCGCTCGGCAGCGGTACGGAGATTGTTCTGAGCATTTAGGAATCCAATTTGATTCGCGCCTCTTACGCGCTCTCGCTCCATTGCAGCATTGGCTGTATATTCAGCAATCCATTTCTGATTGGCACTGGATGAAAGCATTTGCAAATACCCTTGTTTGATAGTTGCCTCCCGATACGCCTTTTCATCAATCTGCTTTGAAGCAGCGAGATCATAATTCATCTGTGCCAAAGTCTGATCGTTAGCTTCTTTTTCTTGCTGGAAGGTAAGGGTTTTATCAAACTGTTCTCCGCTCTGTTTTACTTTGGTTTCTTCAATCTCCAGGCGACGACCTTCTATACCAAGCGTTTTCTCACGATATTCCTTGGTTTCCTTTCGTTCTTCAGCCTGGGCCTGTTGCCGCTGCTGCTCAATAAGATAAGCCTGTCTGCGCTGGATGATGTTCGCCAGGGCCTCTCCCGGTCGATTAGACGCGGCTACAGCAAGGGCATCGGGCAATCCCTGTAAAAGACGCTGAACCCAGCCTGATTTTTGTATCCACGGAACAGCGTCTCCCTTCTCCCCTTCTTTGCCTTCTTTATCAGGAACCGCGTCTGCCGCCATTTCTGCGGCAGTTTTAGGCTTGTCTTCTTTCAGAAGACGCTGCACAATTGACTGTTCTTCCTGGAAGCCCGGTTGGTTTCTCTTGGTTCCGAAAGGATCTCCGAAAAGTGTCCCTTCTTCCTCGGGAAAAAGCGAAGATAATTTACTGTTGTCACCAGAAAGTCCTGTTAAATAATCCATGATTTATCCCCATGCTCCGATAGCGGCAGAGCCCAAGGCCCCGCCTACTCCAAGAACAGTTTGCCACCATTCAGGTTTATTTTCCTGAACAAGATCCATTTGATTCGCCCAATCGCCTTCCTTCGCCCAATAGCTGAAGTCAAGCTGATCCGCTCTCAGGTCAAGATCCCCGAGCCCAAGTTCTCTTTTTAGATCAAGCTCGGCCATAGTAGTAGCCATCCGTGACCTTGCCCCTATTTCAGCCGCTTTCAGGTTGGCTGAAGCCATCGCTCTTGTTGCGTTCGCTCCGGAAGCAGCGGCATTTTCCGAAGCCTGTGCCGCTCGTACTCTTGCCCTGGTATCAGATGCCGCCATTGCCCCTTTTTGAACCCTGTCTGCCAGGGTGTTCTGTTGTCCAAGTCTGGCCATTGCATCGTTGGCCTCAATACCGGCCAATGTGCGGGCCTGTCCTTCCAGCATCCGGCCGCCTGATTCTCCGGCTACAGTAGACCGCTGCATACCGCGGCCAAACAAGTCTTCCAATAAGGCGTCTTTTTCGGTAGTGAATACTCCCTGGGCCTGGAGCATTTGAGCTTCACGAGCCTTGGCAAAAGCAGCCAGGGTTTGAGCGTCTAACTGAGGAAGTCCTTCACGCATTAAAATTGCTTCCAGGTCGGCATTAGCCCCGGGACCTGTACCGAAGACATTCCCCCCGCCCCCCAGGCTCATATCAACACCAGTTCCTCCACCTAGAACTTTTTTCCAATATTCCTCATCAAAACCTTGTCCAGCTACCGGAGTGTTGGCTCCTGCCCCTGCATTTCCCCCGGCAGCGGCAGCAGGATCAGAAGGCGCTCCGGTGTTTTGGTGGGTAACTCCATCGGCGTCAGTCCAGGTTGACAAGGAAGGATATGTCGTCTTGGTTCCTGCCCCTTGTCCGGCCCCAAATTGCGCCTGGAGTTGATCATAGACATTGTTATTTTGAAATTTGTTCAGCAGGTCAGCATAAACGCTCATTATAAACTCCTTGCTCTTTTCCCGGTTAAAGGGGTGATCTCAAAATATTGAGATTCCAATTCAAATGCTTCCGCTCCGGCATTAACCACATCAACCTGCAATCTTTTCCATCGCCTTCTTCCTGTTATCAGTTTTCTAATAAACAAGGGAAGCCCGGTTGCGGCTGCCCCGGTGTCTATCGTATAAGTATGTACCGGTGTGGTGACTCCATCATAAAGTAAATTCACAGTTAAGGTAAGGGCCGCTGTTCTTTTTACTACCTCTATCCCCCAGCGTAATATCTCTTTGCGTCGATCCGGAACCTGTAAATCAAACTCTTTGGTTTTGATCCTGGTGGTAAATGGAGTTCCTGCGTCTGTCCAAACTGATTCGTCCTGTTTGTATAACTTGTCGCTTCCGATATAAAGTTCATTAACTCCATCTACTTCCACAATAGCAAAAGCAGTTCCGACGATCGCGCCGGTAAAGACTGTCCACTTCAGCTTCCCATTTAAACTGTCTTTCATATCCAAGACATAAGTTTTATCTACAACTCCGTCATTGTCAGTATCTATGGAAATCCAATATTGAGATTTCTTTGGCCAGTACAAGGCGGGGAAGCGCAGGTTTGATAATTTCATTCCCCGCAAATCAGATATCTTCTTGGAGAGAAGGACTGTTTCAAAATCCCCCAGCTTTTCAGCCGATCCCAGGGTTGTCAATCCTTCACTTGACAGGAAAAGCAGGTCATCTAAAACGCTTTTAGTACTCTCACCGGAGACAGCACCGGAATTTTTAGTAACAAGTTCAAGCGACCATTTTGAATCTGCGGTATTTGGAACCCCGGCCAGGATCCGATAAATATGCTTCCGTTTGAAAATGACTAACATTCCCTTATGCGCTTCCATCCCACTAGCAATATCGCCATCGTCAGGGAACACATCCAGAGAACCGGCCAGGGTGTCGGTAAAATCAGTTCCGTCTCCCAGCTTGGAATAAAAAACGCTATTCCCGGCCAAGATAAAAAGACGATGATTCCACACTTCCAGTTGAGTAGCCGCAACCTCCTGTTCCGGAAAGTTTTGAACCTCTTGTAAACTACTGGTTTCACCATCCCAATAAACGACCTGAGAGTAGCCAAATTTCGTCACCACGCCATCATCGTCTATAACCTGGGGGGATACCCCATGTACTCCAAATAAAACGCCGTCAAGCACGCCCCATCGCCAAAACCCGTCAACAGGGATCTTTAACGCGCCGTTAATTACTTCAAAGATACCAGAGCCGATTTCAGTCAGGACGTGATTTCCTTCAGTGACAACAAGGGCATCCACCCCTTGTTCGTTTTTAAGCTGGAAGATTGAGGATACAATACTTCGGAAAGGCATACCAACTACCCGTAACGCAGTAATTCTGTCAATGGTAGAACAGGGGCAATAAATATCAAACCCTGCCGCATCAACTAACTTACATCCAGCAAGGTTGGCAGAATCAACAAGGTCATCGAGCAGCACCGGAGCGGTCGGATCGGAAACGTCATATAGGGAAATTTTGGTTGCCCCTGGCACTCCAACCCATAGAATTTTATCAACCGGAACATACCTGATTCCATAAGCCCCGGTTAGGCTGGCAATCTCATTGTCAAATACTGGCGCAGTCACATCGCTTATGTCGTAAATCCTTACTGAATTTCCGGCATTTGTTGTGGCATACAGGTATGTGCCATCTGAATCACACCTCATCGCTGGCTGGCTAGCATCATTTAAGGAACCGATCAGGTACGGAGAAAAGGGAATTTTCACATCCCATACATTTATATAGTTCGTTCCAATTCCGCACAGGTAATCAGCATCAAGAAAAACCAGGCCATCAAGGGCAGCATATTTGGTTGCTTTGTGAAGGGCAGCTACTAAGGTTATTGATCCTGGCAGCCTGATATCAATTACGTTTAGATACCCGGGAGCAGAAACATAAGCAAATTCTTCTTTGGCATCTACCACTACCGCATTACATGAAGTGAGGCTGACTGTCGTGATAAAGCTCATTTCAGTGATACCAAGAGGATTAGAAACATCGTAGACCACAACTCCGTTATAGGTTTTGCTGGCTGCGATAATATACTTTCCACCACCGAACCAGGCTAGATCCACCGCACCGTTTAATTTTGTTGCGTCTGTTATTTGACCATATTGTTTGAGAGAAGCTGGCTCTCTTATATCAATGATTGAAATTGCATCGCTGGTTTTTGAAGCAGCAGCAAGAGTCTGTCCATAATGTTTCACGCACCAGACTTCATCAAGAGGTACATTTGACAGTTCCCATTTGAGAGTGAAATTTTGAACTACTTCCGCACGAATGATAGTAACGAGAGCAGAAATATCTGTAGAAAAAACGTAGCCATCTTTAAGATGAACACCAGCCGGAGAAGCCAGGTTTACAGCATCAACGTAAACATATTCCTGAATCCAGGGCCAGGAACTTACGTTTATAAGGACAAGGGCATCGCTTGAACCGCTTCCGATATATAAAGTATCTGTATTGGCATCGTGCCAGGGCCATTCATTTGCCCGATCCATTAACGGAAAAGAAGCAGCTTTTTTCACTACTGGCAAAAGAGGATCTGATAAATCCCATTCAGTTACAATTGAAGATGCCACATCGAAGCCCCAGATAGTTGTGTAATCACGCTGTAGGATGAATTTGTTGGCCCGGGCGGTTGCCACATCATTTCCCAGGATCGGAGCAGCCGGGTCGCTGATATCAAAGGTTGACAGAATGGTGGCACTGGAAGCGTATAAGATTTTTTCAACAGGATTTATCTCTGCCCTCGAAGCCTGGCCTGTCCAGGTATATTTCCCAACTTGCGTAGGCGTATCATTTTCAACACTTATGATCAAGATATTTTTTGATGAAGCCGATCCATTGGCAGTAGCTACATAGGGCAAGCCATCATCACCAAAGTAGAAACCGCATCCACCACTTCCACCGCCATCAGAGAAGGCCACAGCGATAGGATCATCGGAAGAATCTCTCAAAACAGCGATCTTTCCGGTTGAACTATTGAAACTGTAAATCACTATTCCGGCTTGTCCACCAGCGTTTAATGATACCCAGGCATAAAGCCTGGTCATGGCAGGATTCCAGCAAACATCCACTACATAATCGTAAGTATATCCACCTGCTACAAAATAAGAACCAGGATTGTCATAATCAACTTCTTTAATAATGGCAGGATCTTCCCTGTCAAAAACCCGAATAACCTTAACAGCACCATGTTCATAAGCAACAACCCATCTGTCATCAGGCGTTGCCCTGGAAACATAACCAAAAGCAGAGGTGTAAGCATCAGATGTAACCGTTTGGAAAGGCAAAGGTACATGAAGTTTCACGCACAGCAGGTAATCATCGGCTGCACTTACCATGAACAAATAATCATCTACCAAAACCGCATCTATGATCTGGTCAAGTCTCCCTGGAATCATAATATCGGAAATGATTACCGGGGCCGTGGGATCGGCAATGTTGACCATCGTTAAAGAATCGCTCCAGTAGCATGGACAAATAATAATATTGCCTCTTTTATATGTCCAGGTATCTATCTTGTTCAGCCTGACCGCATCCACCAGAGTAGCCGTGATCGTCACTGTTACTTCATCGGAAGCGTCCAGCACGATAAAGGTATCGTCGGTTGCGGAAAGCATATAGACATAATTCTCATCAGCCTGAACCGGGCCTACGTCATTGAGAGCCACAGCGTCAAGATGGCTTACCACCAGGGAAATTGCAGCCGGATTTGAAACGTCGAATACATGAAGCTCGTCAGTTCCCTGGTTGGTCTGGTAAAGACGGTTCGTATCAGGCACATGGGCGATCCATTTGCCTCCGGAGTGAGCAGTAATTTTATTGCTTTCGCTGATTCCTGTTCCAAGGTCGGATATATCCAGCACAACCAAAGAGCCATGAGCCCCGGCATCATCATTGGCACAGTAGAGGTAATCACCATCACGAATGATTTGGTGTATCCAATCAAGATTGGTAGCGTCAGTGTGCTTTCTTACCCATGTTGAGTTTGCCGGATCGGAAATATCGAACACATGGACGCTACCATTCCAGCGATCTGCAACCAGCAGGTAGTCACCATGTTTCACGGCATCCACAGGGTAGACCATCGCTCCATCTTTGCAGGAGCCTTTAAATATAGGCTTTTCAGGATCAGTGATATCCACGATAAAAACAACATCGGTTGCTCCGGTGTCACAGACAAAAAGCAAGTTACTGTCAGCGTCATAAGCCAGTTTAGTTGGGGAATCAATTTTGATATTATTGATCATCCCTTTAAGGACAATGCTTGTGGCGGCCGAAGAAACTGCGGTCATACCTGGCCTTGTAGTCAACTCTCCCGACTTGTTATATTCCAGGTTTTCGAGCAACACAAATTCATTATCAGCAATATCGTTAGGCGGCTGCGCGGTATTCATTCCTCCGCTGACGTCCTGTAAATTTATCGACTGATATTTTACATTCTGATCACTCATAGAATTGCCCCTGTTAGATCCATGACCACTATTTTAGCTCCATCAAAATGAAGCGAATGTCCAATTCCGAGAGAGAGAACTTTAGGGATTAAATATCGCGGGTTCCCGCCATTGCCAGGATCAAGGCATAGAGTTATATCAACCGCGGCAACGTGTTTATTCACCAAGATTATTGAAACGATTGAAACGGCAGCAGAGGCAGTATAAAGAACGCTCGTCAGGGTAGTCCCAAGGACACCAGAAGCCAGCCTGGCAAAGGTTCCTCCAGCCAGACCGCATATTGTGTAGTCAACGACAGCATCTACGCTGGCCCCACCCTCAATCACATCTGTGTCATTCAAGCAAATCATCCTGGTTCTCCTATAAAGTTCCTAACACCGCAGCAACTTCAAACGTAGCCAAGGCAGAGGCGTGTTTACCATCTAACGTATCAGCATCAAGTCCATTTCCAGGACCAGTAAGCAGCCATCCCAAAGCGATTTTACCAGCGGCATCAGCCAGGGGGATAGTAGTCGCAGCCGGAGTAGCAGAGATAGGCTGAAGGTCGGTTACTTGGGCCTTGGTGTGGGTATGAATAGCTGTAGCGAAAGCCGTTGCTTCAAGACCATCCAAAAGATCAGCATTAAGCCCGACAATTAATTTCCCAGCGGCCTTAATCCCAATAAGAAACGGGGCTACTTCAAGCGGATTGAAGGTATGCTGAACGGTAATTTCACGAGCGATAGCTTTATGCACGTACTGAAGATGACCGTCAGTATCACGATTAAGGGTATCGTCATGATTAATCGTCTCTCCGGCTTGCTGTGCGTATTCTCTTTTTCGGGACATACCTTCTCACTAATTTCTGAATCTCCCTGGCGGCAATCTTACAGGATTGAATGAGCCGCGATTAGGGAGATCCGTTGGTTGAAATCTGCTAAATGCACCCCGGGGATGATTATAAGAATGTTTCAAACTCTTACGATGGCCCAGATACATGCTGTATGTACGGTCAAAACTCTCCCATTCCCTTTCGTGCCGGTGAGCATAAGCCAGGGCGCCTTCATGAAGCAAACTCAGAAACTCATTGGGAACCGGGATGCTGGCGATAGTCCTGATAGAAACGTTGTCTACCGTTCCATCAAAATCAGCAGATGGTGTAATTGAAAAAACCACAGCTCCAGAGGCCGCGGCCTTAAAGTTACCACTACCGGAATCCGTAAACTCTTTTGTCGCTCCGGTTAAGAAGATAAACTCTCCGTCAACATCAAAGGTTACGGATCCAGCGGTCCTCCCGCTGATAGTAAAGCTGATCTGATAGGTAATCCCTTCCGCTACTGTTACGTTCTGACTCAGGGCATCGACAAAAGTTAGATCGTGCTGGGCCGCACCGGCAGCCCAAGTCCAGTTTGTTGCTGTCCAGGCTGACAGGTCCGCAGCAAATTCACCGTCTGTTACCAGTTCGCTTCCCAGGGGAGCATTGCTTAATCGTGTTGGCCTCCCTACACAGTTAAGCTCGATAACCTTAATCCCGTTTGGTATGGGGAAAAAGCCTATCTTGCCGGTAACTGTAGTTGGATTGAAGGCGTCATGGTAAAAATACCGTGGAGTGCCTGTATCTTCCATATTGTAACTACCGGCAAATAGATGATCTTTGGAACGATATTCAATTATCTCCCCTGTCGTCTGAATCCTGGCTGAAGATATATCCCTTACATCTACCGAGAGATCATAAGTTCTTTGCAAAGCTACGGTAGTTATTTCCTGAAGGATATAATTAAACCTCCAGTCCATGTCATCCCCAACCTCATCAAAAACCCTTTGAATCCAGCCATAGGCAAGAGAAAGCGCATCGGCGTCAGTTGAATCTTCCCCAAGTTCATCCAAAACTTCAGCCGCTAATTGATTCAGTGTTTTAGCCACGGGTTACTATCCTTTCAGGATCTTCTTCTTTGCGCGTTCCTTCTTCTCCCGGGCATCTCCCAGCCATTGTGTAGGAACTTCGTCGGCATGGATCAGAAGTTGAGAAGCCTGGGTGTGAACCAGTTCTTTATGCTTCTGAACAGCTTCCCTGGCCCTGGCCTGGGTAGCCGCGTCCATACCTTTTTCGTCTTCGGTATCGTAATAAGGGGGAAGGTCGTTTTGGGCGCAAAGATCGAAACCGCAGATTTCACAAACCGCAGGGGTAAGTTCAATCCTGGTGCAGATTTTATTAAACTTATCAACCTTCTTGGTTGATGTGATGAACATTATTTCTGCCGGTCTTTTCTCCGGCTGTGCCTGTTTTGATTCAGCCATATTTCCTCACTTTAAAAATGTTTCACATGAAACAATATGATTAACCTTCTGAGCTTGCACCAGCGGTTTCTAAATCTGAAATTACCGAAGCAATCGCAGCAGCAGCCGTGGTGGACACATCAGCTTCAGGATGTAACAAGGCTTTCTGATAAGCCTTTTTCAAGAGTCTCATCAAGCCCATTGTTTCCTGTTTTCCTGCCATAGCCATAATGGCCTCCAGTTTTAAATGGATGCGGAGAGCCCCGAAAGACTCTCCAGGTTTTAGGTTTAGTAGAGAAGGACAGTCGATACACCGGCCGCAGCAGCGGTAACTGCCTTGATCCGGACCCCGGCACACGCAGCAACAAGAGCGTCAAAATCAACCTTTACAGGGTTAACTGCGGTTGAAGGAATGGTTTTGATCGTATCTGCGGTTGCTGAAGAAACGCAGAAATCATTGATTGCTGCGGCGGTAGACTTGACCGCGGTAACAACGCCCTTAGTAACGACCCAACCGTATGATCCCGCTGCAATCGCAACCAGGGCAATCCCTACAATAGCCTGATCGACAGCGGTAATTGGGGTTACGACATACGGTGCATTGGCCGCAGTACCGGAACCGCCAATAGCAGCATCGGTATAAACCGGCGCTTTAGCGGCAACGGCATCGTCAGCCTGCACGTAAATAGCCTCCTGGCCTTCATCATTACGCGCAACCGTTCCAACCCTGTGCTGGGCGGTTGTATGAGTCAATTCAAAATTGGCTCCTTGTAAAATACTCATTTCAGCCTCCTTGGCTTTTAATGTTTGCGATTAAGACAAACAGAAACAGAGGGGGATTCCTTAGATCCCCCAATAGAGTTTAGGTAATGCCAGTGAGAACCGCCAGACGATTACGATTCATGGTAAGCAGGTTTCCGAACAGCAAAACCTGGCTGACCTTGGAATCCTGGTCATCGGGACGCTGGAAGGGAGCTGCGGTAAAGTACTTGCCTTTACCTACGGCCATTTTCAGGTACTCACTGTTAAGAAAGTACATGTAGCCGGATGTGCAATCCTCATCGTACACCATTGGAATACCCTTGAACTCAAGGTTCTGGAACCCGGCATCGCCAAGCTTGGCGTTTGTCCTGGTGATATCATTATTCGCCAGGGTAAGGGCCTCATAGTCCTCATAAACCGTCTGGGTAGTAATAATGAGATCGCAAGCAGACTTGCCTTTGCGAACCGAATTGACCATATTGCGCATGGAAGCGAGATCGAGCGCGCCGGATTCATCCAGCCAAACGTTACGCCAGATGGAGTCAGCGTTGGAATCAATACCCCCATAAGTTGACCAGGCAGTACCTTCTTCAACTATCAGGGCAAGGCCGGTAAGATCCTTCCCGCCGTTTCCGGTTCCGTCACTGAACATCTGTTCGTTGATCTCGTTACGCATTGAGATTTCGAGTTGTTTCACCTTGCTTGTAAGCAGGGAAACGATTTTGGTTTTGCTCCCACTGTTCTGAAATTCCTCCCGGCCATTAATGGTCACGGAACCTGCGATCTGTTTCCAGTCAACTTCACAGGCTGAAATTCCTTCCTGGGGAGAGATATCAAGGATATCCCATCCAGAGTAGGATTTAACCGTTGTGTTTTCACCGAGCAGCAATGGCTCGACAAGTGTTTCACCACCATCGCGCTCTTCAAAATATCCTCTCTCTTTGAGCAGATAAATCAAAGCCTGCTGGCCAGTGATGTTATCAGCCAAGGTTGGACGATAGTTTTTGAGCGTAGTCGCGACGATTTGATCAAAAGAGGCGTTAAAGGCCATTTTGATACTCCTTTGTTTTAACTGCGATTACGCCAAGACTAATTTTACTGGTTGGAAAGTTCCTCTACCGCAGCATCAAGGGCCTGTTTGATGTTCTTAGGATCAACTTTGACCTCTCGATTACCCCCGACTCCCTTTTCCGTGGTCAGCTTTACAGCCAAATCTTTTAAGGCTTGCGCTTCGTCAGCCGGAGAAACAGCGGGTTTGCTATCGGTTTTGGTACTTTCTCCCACAGCCTCTACCTGTCCAGTCTTGGCAGGCGTCTCTTTGGCCGGTATTGGAATCTCTTTTACAAGATTATACGCAGCCTTGAGAGACAAGTCAGGTCGCTGGTGGGATAATTTTTCGATCAAGAAAATTCTATTTCTAAAATCTTCTCCATACAGTTTATTCATTTCACGAACTTCAGCCGAAACCCTGTGTTCTACAATGATAGGCTGAAGGGCGTCAAGCAGCGGAGCTATTTGCTTATCAAGCTCCTGGGCCAGGGCCTTTTCAAGAAAGGCTACTCCCTTTTGCTTGTCAGCAAACACGTCCATAAATTCTTCATCCGGCCCGAGAAGATCATTAATACTGCGAACTTCAGTAGCAGGCGTATCTTCTTTGGTTTCTTTCTTTGAGCCAGCGGCGATCTGCGCTTCCAGGCCAGCAATCTTCTCCTGTAAAGCCTTCATTTCGGGGCTTACTTCCGGGGGCTTCTCACTTGCGCCAGCTTCAGGAACCGCAGGTTTTTCTGTTCCCTCCAATTTCTGATTAACCTCCGGATCTTTAGCGCGTTCTGAAATTTGCATTTCCCCGTCTTCAGTCCATTCAATATCAAGGTTGTCAAATGCTCCCCCGATATCAGCCGGGTTTGAGCTTTCTTCAGTTTTTAAAATTGTATCCATGATGTTCCTTTCCTCCTAAATACACATTTCTGTAACCGTTTTTCCAATCGCTTCCTCACGAATTATATCTTCTTTCTGTTCACGATATTCTCTTACTCTGCGAATATTTTTACTTTCCCCAGGATCAACCGGCCTTAATCCAGCCTGTTTCTCCAGTAATCTTAACTCGCTTTTGCTGTGAACACTTCCAAACGTCGGGTCCATATAAGTTGTTCCCAGGTCATCTGAGATCACACAAGGAACTGAAACCTGCTGTTCACACCAGGCCCCGCATTTATGGCATTGCCCCGGCAACCCGGTTTCACTCATTGGCCGAAGCTTATCAAACTTGTTGCCACAAATTTTGCACCTGTATTCATAGATCGGCATTTACTGTACCCCTCCTAATGCTCCCATAAGTCCTGACAATACGTTTCCTGGCCCTCCTGCCGGTTGTGCCTGCTGCGCCATGGGAGAAGGCGGCATTACCGGATTTGGGTTCTGTGATGGCGGGGCCTGGGGATTAAACCCACCAGGAGCCCCTGGAGTTATTCCCGGCTGTTGCCCGGCCTGGGCCTGGGCGATCGGAGCGTTTACTGTCGCGGCCGCGGGGAACCACCTTTGAACATCTTCCAGGCTTTCAAATTTACTCAGTACCCATTTGAACAACTCAGTCCACTCTACCGGCACACCGGCCTGCATAAGAATCTGCATATTGGCCGTCATGATTTGAAGTATCTGAATAGCCTGTTGCCGCTCAGTTACTTCGTCAACCATTTCAGTACTGGTTGCCTCAATATCAATATCAACTTCAGCCTGGATATCTTCCCTGTTCCAGGTTTCCCAATAGTATCCAGTCGGGCCAACAATTTTAACCACATCAGTAGTAACCCAATTGGCCTTCATGTGCTGATTAACTTTACGTCCCACTTTTTCAATGAACCGGTCGAACTGTTCAACCCTGTCTTCAAGCTTCAGTCCATATAATTTTGTCCTGGCTTGAACTTCTGTAGCCGTGGTGCGGGATGGAAGGTTGCCGCCCCGGGCCATTTCATCAGATCCAATAAGCTCCCGAATATCCTGCTTGATAATTCCTTCGATATTATATTCGTCGGAACTCATAGCCGCTTCCTGGATAGGTTTAATGGCGTCGTGATCCAAAACCTTGATAATGGTTCCGTCCGCGCCTTCCTGCAATTTGGTAAGCTCAGATTCGTTTACATCATCAGTAGCCGTATACTTGCGGTTAAACCGGCGCCGGTGCTGAAACATGGCGGTACGGATCCGGTTCAGTTCATACTGCTGGTCTTCAATAGAGGCCGGTAAGCCGAGAGCGTAAGGTTCCTCCGGAACGGGGATAAATTCATACCAGTCATAAGGAAACCCTTCAAGGTAATCATACGGCCAGGTTTCTTTCTCGATCAGCGGGATATGAACTCCGTGTGCAAAGAAGAAATATTTTCCGCTGCGCTTATCCCATATTTCAAAACAGACGATCCTGGTTAAATCTCCGTATTCATCGGCGTCATTAGAAAGCCAGGTTAGGCCATCGTCAGAAATTTCATCTTTTAATACAGAGTCTATTCGGGAAGGCTCAAACTTTCCTTCCTGGATAGCCTTTATTGCAGCTTTGGAATATCTTTGGTTTTCAATAATGTCCTGTAGGGGAAGGAACATCATTTCTCCGCACCATCTACCGGAATCAAAATCCTGTTCCGGAGCTTCCGGATCGAAGACCATCATAAACGGGCTTACCCGACGAATCCAGGGGGCCTGCTTTTTAATATAATCCCGATATTCAATTCTCCCTGTAGATGGAATCTTGTAACTCTCATTCACTTCCAGGGTAAAGCCTGACTTCATAACGGCGTGTCCGATAATAATGCCATCGAGCGCACACTTACGGGCTTGCTTCTGCATGTCATATTCACCCCAGGAATAATTCAATGTGGCCTTTTGAATCTTGGCACTCACATCAAATTCAGGGCGTTTGGCTTTAGCGTTGAACTTGGGACGTTTACGGATTAGAAATGGGAGCATGTTCAGGCAGGAACTTCCGGTAATATTTACCGTGATTTCATCATTGGCCAGATCGGAAGAAAGAGTATCACTGTCCTGGCTTAAAGCAGACCAGTGTTTCCCCTTGTATAAGTTGAGATATCGCTTCCAGGCTTTATCTCCATTCCAATGTTGCCTTCGATAAGTTAGAGCCCGGTCAAATCTATGCTGCCAAAACTCTCCAGCATCCTCCCCGGTGGTCGGTTCCCTTTGGTAAAGGGTGTTGTCAGGAGCTTTTTTCATAATATTTCCCGCCTGATCTTGCGAATTAAAAATATCTTACCACACAAACTCTGGCCTAATATAACGATCTTGCCCGAGTTTTATTGTCTAAAGTTTTCTCCCACCATTTGAGAGAATACTTTTTTTCAGTTTGAACTACCGGCTGTATAGCCTGGTGATAGGCGCGGGACGCCATCTGGTAAGCGATCATTACAGCCATTGCCAGGTCGTCATGTCCAGAACCTTTAGGAACTCCGGTAGTTTTCCTGCCCCCTTCAGAAACCATTTCCTGAAAGTTCATTAATTCATGAATCGTATTTCGGTCGTAAAGGGTAATAATGTCTTTGTTGATGGCGTTTCCAAGATCAGTAATCATAATGTCTTTGCTGACGCCGTTGGTTTTCCAGCCATACTTATCTGTTTTCCGATCGCGCCTTCCGCTTAAATCCTGCCTCCGGTAAAGACGGGGATACTTGATCCTTTCGTTATTAACAAGCTGCGATCCTCCCAGGATTTTGTTGATCGAGTACCCCCCTTCTTCATTTGCCTCTATAGCCAGGAGCGCGGTATTGAATATTATTCCCAGCACATAGAGAAGGATGGCGAAATCATCAGGGGGGATAACGGCACAAAACACCCCTGCTTGGGTAAGCTCCGGACAGCGGAGGACGACTGCCGCAGATGGATCACCACCCTTCACCCCAAGGGCCGGATCTACCCCGATAACATAAGTAGAATGAGGCTGAACCGGCTCAAATAATCGTAAGTGTCCGTACTTTCTGTATTCAAATTCTTCCGTCTTAAAGTTAAATCTGTAGGAATGTTCTATCGGGGGATCATTGTTAAGCCCCTGGGCCAGGTCGGCAAGCTTATATGAATCAAACAATCCTCTGCCTGTACCAATGAAAGCATCGTTGGGTATGGTCGGATATTCTTGTCGAAACATCCTGATATCACCATTGCACTCACTGTCAATAGTTTTTCTACGCCAGGCAAGGCGGCACATTGATTCATGAAAAATCTGGTTTTCTTCAGTAAATTCCGGATACCACACCTTCAATTCAGCGATTATCCGGCCCTGTTCCTCAACCTCATTGCCATATCTCGGATGGTCAACGTCGTGCGGTTCAAAATAATCATCCGGATCCAGTTCAATCCGGTACTCGTCATCAGCTACCCAGCAAACAAAAATCTTCTCATAATCATTTTCCTCATCGTCCCACAATTCCTTAAACGGTCCCGGTCCTTTCGCAGTAGTCTCGATAATCAGAAACGTGCCGGGGATATCAGGCATGGCATTTCGGGCCGCGGTCAAGGTAGGTAAGGGATTATTCAGCATGGCAAATTCAGACAGGTGAAGTAAATGCAGGGAAAAGCTTCTTCCAAGATCAACGTTACTGGCCACGTCTACCAAGATTTGGGATTCGAGCCCGGGCGTATTGTCCGCAGGATTAGGATTCGCGAACTCCAGGTGGCCCCGGTTGTTGGTCTTGGCCATCGGCCGGCAGTCCACCGGCGTTTCTCTCCAGAACAACTGCTGCTTCCGGAACAACTCCCGGCTGGAGCTTTCCTTATGGGCCGCAACAACTCCATTACGATTAGAGCGCAAGCTGCATATCCAATAAAGCAGACCAGCTATCCAGGTAGACATACCTATTTGCCTGCCCTTGAGAATTAACCATCTGACCGGCTTTCCAGTCTTCAGATATTCTTCCATGAGCTTCTTCCAAAGAACCCGCTGAACCCGATTAAACCTAAACGGAACCAGCTTAGAAGCCTTGGTCTGTATCTTTAGGTATTTGAGAGCGTATTCATCATAGTAGGCCCTCATCACCCCAAGTTCTTTAGAGTCCAGGGTAAGCCTCCACGTCTATTGCCTTGCCGCCATCATCGGCATTACGGACAATTTTATC